TAAATTCAGTATTAAAGTCAGAGCCAGATATTACTTTCGCAGCATCACTATCTGAGAGAGCATCTTTTCCTGACCAATTGACTGCTAAAGTATAATCACTCATCGTATTTTCCCTTCTTTTGAAATAATTGCTAAATCTTGAACACTTACATCATATCCATTAGATACAATACTCATATTAAGTTTTAGATGTTTTGCACTACCTGTAAGTGCTGTTTTATATTCTTCTAGTCCATATATAGGTGTATATTTAGCTGATCCATATAAAGAAGTAGAAGCACCCCATAAAGCTGTTGTTCCAGTTGTTGCTGGAGCTAAAGCAATTTGTGTTGTAGATGATGAATTCATACTAAAATCTTTGTACCACCTTAAACCTAAAGATGCTCCAGAACCACCTTCTAACACTAAAATCATTTTTTTAAGAATAGAAGCAGCTAAATCGCCCACTCTAATCCATATACTAGATATATCAGCAGTAAAGGCAGAGTTAGTATAACTAGCTGCCGAACTAACCCAAGCCAAATCCGTATCAAAATAACCTTCATATCCAGCTATACCACCATCTTTTTGACCAACTAATAAACCACTATATAACTCTGTATATATCATTGCACTAGGTTCTCTATCTGACTCAAAAGACCAAGTTGTTATTCTTGGTGCAGCTTGTGGAGTAATATGCTTAAAATCAAAAATATAAGTAATGTTTTTGTCAGTAAAAGTCATTATGTATATGCCTTCGTTTTCTACATACACGCTTTTAACATTTGTGCTTTGACCAATATTTCTAATTATTGTGTCTTTAATATTTACAGTTAAATCTGTCAGAGGTAATTTATCTTTTTCTGTAGTACGAGCAAGTGAGCGTAATCCAGTTGTTGATAAAAACACTAGGTCATCACCGATAGCTTGAACGCTATCTCTAGCTATACAACCTACACCTCGTATAACCTCGTCAAGTGCTAAAGAACTTACAGTTTGTGGTGAGTTATATATAGCAATGTTTTCTTTTCCAAATATCACTAATTTTCCATAAAAAGGTGCTAGTGCTACAACTTCATCATCGCCCCAAACTTTCTTTAAATCAATTAAGCCAGTATCACCACCTGTCCAATCATCACCATCTAGCAAATTAGAATAATAAACAACATCTTTAGCCTCTGCTACACCACCACACCATATTCTTCCATAAAATCCCATACCGCAACTTGGGTCAAATAATGTACTTATAGAAGCAGGATCAGTCGCATGTGCTGTCCACCTAGAACCAGAACTTAAACTACCATCATATCTTTGTGGAACAACTCCAGCATGGAAGCAATGTAATCTGCTATTAAAATTAACAAATTGCCAGTTGCCAGTTGAGTTAGCTACAGTATGTTTAACATCAGCACCACTACTAGGAAAAGCAGCATTTGGTGCAGTAAAGTCAATTCTGTATATGCTTGTGCCATAACTTGCAAATATTTTATTAACACCGTTAGTTACAGATTGGTCAAAATGCTCAATCATTGAGCCAATAGCTGTTCCTGTTGGCACTACCTTTTGTTTGAAACCTTTTCTAAATGATATTCTTCCAGACTCTCTAAGTACAACATTGTTAGCAGAAGTCAGATAACTCTGATCTAATGTTGCAGGATTATCTTGTGTGTTAAGTCCATTAACACCAAAATCATTTAAAGGTTGATATGCTAAAGATTTTGCCATTATCTAAAATTTAATCCTGTTGCGTATTGACTACTATGGTTTTCATTTACAAACCAATCTGATTCGTATTTAGTATTACCGCTATCTAATATAATTGCTTGTTTAAGTGCTTCATTAGCTTCTTGAGCCATTAGACTAGATTGTGTACCACCATCTTCACCTCTTTCTGCTATTGCCCTGGCCCATGCTCCAAGTATTACTGGCTGTGTTGGTACTTTTAAAACTGTAGAAGCATTTGTAAGTTTGTCTTGATACTTAACAACATCAAAAGAAATAGTGTGTGCCTCAGTAGGAACTGGTGAAAAATCTATTTTTAAATTATTAGAACTATCACTACCATTAAAAGCATAATATAAAGGCTCACCAGTATCGTCTGTAGGGTATTTTACGGTGTTAATATACTGTTTGCTTACCTGATGTAAATGAAGTCCTGTATCGTTGTTTATGGCATCCAATATTTTTATTTCTTGACCAGATGATAAATTGTAGTTTTTTGTACTTGCTACTGTAGATATATCAACTGTTTCTCTAAGATTAAGCCAATCATGTCTTTCTTCGACACCTCTTTTAGCATCATTAACTAATGATCCTATAACTTTGTGATAAGCAGATACATTTGAACTATCGTTAATAGCACCTGACCAATCTGTTGCGATTGTATCTTCACGCAATCTTATTAAAACTTCATTAATTAATTCTCTATAAGTCATAACCTATCCTTTAATTATTTTTCCCCATACTGAACATCTACCATCTACTATGTCTACAACTTCAACTTGAAAATTTCCATTGTCAAAAAAAGTTACAATACCAAAAGCATGATTCCAGTTATGTAGTCTGCCTTTTAACCATGTGTTGTTTTCTGCTGACATATTTTTTAAACAACCCATTGACCAAGCACTTATATTTCCATCTAATAATCTTGTTGATGAAAACCTTGAAACATCATGTGTGTGTCCGTACATAATGTTTGTACCATATCTTTCTAAATGTGTCTTAGCATGAGTAGTTGTTGTATACGCACCATGTACAAAAGACAACTTACCAATGGTTAAAACCTCATTGTACTTACGATACTCATAACCCCTGTCATCCCATTTACAAGCATTTCTAAATAAATACTGATCTAGGTATGGGTTTTCCTCTACAAAGGCATCTAGCCACTCATCATGATTACCTGCAAGTATATGTCTAGTTTTGCATTTAATCTTGTCTAACACCCTGTCAAACCTGTCTATTTGCTTATTTACAGCTTTAACTTCTTTGTCTATCTCTGGTAGTTGGTATTCTAATGGTGGTCTTTTTTGCCTTTTGTATCTATGACCCGATACAGAATTCCATTCTCCAACATCACCCAGATTAATAAATATGTCTGGCTTAATAATTTCTATCGCCTTTAGTACAACTTTGACCGCACTCTCATCATGTATCGGAAAGTGTTGATCGGGTATAACAATCGCCCTTTTCATTTTTACCTACCTTTTGCTAGTTGCGCTCCAAAGTAGAATTCGATTATCATTGTTGCCCATCCAAATATTTCATCAAATTTCAACATCCCTTCTACACTAACATATTCTATCACATCAGGTGTCAATTGAATCCCTAAAATATCAAAACCTTCTGTAACTGTAGGAATAACTGTTGGTATATCCCAAAATACAGGTGCTACTTGTGTAAATATAACTAAAGCTAGTATAGTTAAAATAATAATTCTTCGATTCATAGCAGCCATTGGACTTTCTTTGTCTGCTCGATCTCTTGCCATATTAATAGAATCATTACGAACTTGTAGGTTCTGAATCATTAATTTTTGTTGTTCTTGTGCTGCTTGACTTTTAAGTGCAAACAATTTAGCAACAAATCCAAGTGCAATTGGTGCTACATTAGTTAAAAATCCAATCATGCGACCAACCTCAATACATTAAAAATCCCTACTTCAGAAGCTAAGAAGTAAGCAAAACCACCTAACAAAAAATACCTAATTTGGTTAAGCATATTAAATATCTTTTGTATCTTGGAATTAGTGTCATCAATCTTGCTAAACAGCTTACTTATTTGTGAAGTATGTTTATCTAATTGCAATTGAACTCTGTTATCATCCATCATCTTTTCTTTGGTTTTTTACCGTATCCCATAATATCTCCTAATTAGCTAGTGGATTGTCTAAAGACTCTTGTATACGCTTTTCCATGTCTACTTTAGTCTGCTCTACCTTAATGTCGAAGCGATCTAATTTAGTGTCGTAGTTTGTAAGTTTTGTATCTACAGACTGTAATTTAGTATCTACCTTTGACTCTAAGTTCCATTGACTGTTACGCAAATCAGTCATATCTTTTTTTAACTCAATTTTTATAGCATTAGCATGTTCTTCTATTCTCATAACATCGCTAGAAGTCTTTGCCATTTGTCCAGCTATAGCATCAAGGTCTAAATTTGCGATTCCTTCAACTTTTTGATATAACAGGAACCCTCCATAGAGTGAACCAACAATCGTTGAAATTAGGGCAAATGCTGCGACCAAACTGGTATATGTAAACCTTAATCCCAGAAATTTTAGTCTTTTATCAACTAAACCTTCAACTTGTGCAACTTTTTTTCCTAGATCAGCCATTAGTTATTAAAGTCACCATTTTCTTGCATTAATTTTAAATATTCAATTTCTTGCTTTAATCTTTCTACTTCTAACCTTCTTCTTTGTAATTCAAGTTGATACAGCGTATTACAATTAATTCTTTCGTTTGGTGCATCTAAAGGAATGATTAACCTAGCATACAATCCTATGTCTTTAGTCTGCGGATCATCTCCTTCTTTCCCTATAATTGGCACAACAGCATTATTAATTACACCTGTCATTCCAATCTCAAAGTTTGTACTACCACCTATAGCATTCTTACAATCTAAGTCACCCGCCCTAATACTGTCCGAACCACTTACTGAACTGATACTAGGTATCGAAAAACTCATCGAACTGCTTTCTGCTATTACCTGTGAACTTAGTAATAACAAAACTAACCACCGTTTCACTTAAACCTCGAACAAATCTTAGACTCTACTATTGGCTTAAAGTCATCATTGCCTCTAAGTTTTGATGTTGTGCATATGTATTCTGCTAATTTTGCGTTTTCTTCATTAACATAAACATCAAACTCAACACGCTTTAAATACTTTATGTTTATTATCTTGTATCGACTAACAAACGGTATTGGCTGCCATTCTTTGTCAAACACTCCAATCTGATACCACTCTACATCTGACCTTTTATTAAACACTTGCATTGTGGTCATCTTGGCACTCGGTATAAACGACATTTTCCACTTTGGGTAAGTGGGTGTCATATCATGGGCAGCTACAGAACTACATAGCAATACCCATAGTATTACTGAGCGATACATTCAGCTACTACGACTGCTGTATACGATCCACCAGGAAATGCCTTTTGTTGTCCACCACCATAAGTAGCAACTGAAGTTACACTAAACCAAGTTGTTCCTGCATGTGCTAAAGCGTAAGTTCGCATTGCTCCACCGTTCGATACTGTACTAGCTGCTTGATAACCAGACATGTCAGAGGATGATGTTTGGTCTACTGCTACTTCTCCTGTCCATACAACGGTGTCACCTAAACTTGGACTTGAACTAAAAGAGGTAGGGTAGCTTATCTGTGCTTTGTAAGCATTAGCCAAAGATGTATCAACACGAACAATAGGTACTTGACCATTACTTGCAGGTAAAGTAGTGAGCGTATACGCATTAGGGTTTCCGTAATAACCAACAGTATCAGTATTAACTGTACATCTTGACTCTACATTGCCATTAATATTAGTGTTGGCCTCTACTTTTTTTGCAAACATAGAACAGCCAGTAAGCACAAGAACTAAACTAATTGCTAATAATTTATTCATTTGTATTGATCTCCTATCATTTCATTCATTAATTTATCTTGCCCTAAACTTCTTAACGCTTTTTTGTTGTCTACTATTTTACCACCTTGTAACGCTATAGACTCACGATACATCCCACCCTGGATCTGTGCTACATAATAAGAGTTAATATTTGTAGCTTTGTTTATTTGTTTTAAGAGAGATGCTTGTGATGTTGTGTTAGCTATGGTTAAGGCATTCTCTGTAGCTGCCAATGCTATTTCTAATCGTTCTCTTTCTTCATCTTCTTCTTCT